CAGATCCGGAGTAATGTGCGTAGACAGACATCAACAGCACGTCGCCATCGGTCACACCTGCGGGCATAGTGGCAGTGACGGTCGTGCCGCTAACCCAGGACGAGATCGCGCAGGAGCGGTAGGCGATGCTCATGGCTCACCCACGCCGAGCGCAACCGTGCCCGCGTTGGGCAACGCGACAAACGCGGCGACCTTGATGGCTTGGCGCTGTGTCGGGTCGGTTACGCTCGCGAGTGCGTCGGTGACTGGGTGAGCCATGTCGAACCTACAGAGTGAGCTGGAGGATATTGCCGCCAGACCATGCGATCGTGAAGCTGCCCAGGGTGACGGTCTGAGTGCGAAGCATCCCCGCGAACCTCAGAGCGTCAGAGTGATGAGGCCGGAAGCGTTGTAGGCCACGGTAAACGAGCCGAGCGTGACTGACTGCGAGCCACCGAAGTACAGGAAGCAGATGCCTTGATCCGTCACGCCAGCCGGGGTCGTTGTGGAGTGGTCATAGATGAGGGAACCGTACGCCGCCGTGATCGTGGTCACGCTGTTCGCGCTCGCAGTGTTCGAGGCCGTAAACGTGTAGACGTTGGTCGTGAACGTCGAAGACAAGCCTCCGAGCGGGCGCCCGAGATACGGCCAGCCTGCCGGGGCGGATGATCCGGTATCCACGAGGTTCGGCGCGCTGCCGCCCGTCCAGACGCCCGCGGCGTATGCGCTGTTGGCCGCCGTCACCGTCTGGTCCGGCGTCGCGGTGCCGTACAGGGCGTTCTCGATTGTGTCGCTCGCGAGGTTGTAGCCCTTCGTGTTGTTTACCGACGCGGTGACGAACGCCGTGAAGATCTTGCTGTTGCTCCAGGCCATGTCAGTCTCCTAAATCCGCTCTCATGGTTGCCGTGGGAGCGAACACGATCGCGTCCGTCCCGTTGTCTCGGGTGGTGACCACCGACATGACGGGCCGCCCGTTCCCGTCGAGTTGCGTGTGCCCCGTGTCGGGCCCCTCGTAATCCTCCCGATCCCGTCTCTCCACCTTGGCCGCGATACCTTCGGGGATCATCGGCGCGGAGAGCATGGCGAGCTTCGGACAGGTGTGAAGGTGCGTCTGGCCCGGTTTGAGCGGCGGCAGTTGCGCCGTCAGTCCGCAGTTCGGGCAGTACCACGTCGCGAGGATCGGGATCATGGGGCAACCTCCGCCGACAGGTTGGCGAGGATCGCGGCGGCAAGCTGACGTGGCGACATGTACCATTCCTCCTCACAGTCCAGACGATCCACGCCCTCGCCCATGACCTCGCGGCAGACTCCCTCGCTCATCACGTCTGGCAACGCTGCCGCGAGGCGGTCCACCGTCAGTCTCCCCTCGAACACCCGAGACTCCTCGGTCATGGCCTTCTCCTCTGTCATGTCGTCACCAGCGTAAGTGTGAGTTTGGTCTGAACGCCGTCTACCGCCGAAAGTGTAAACCGCACCACGTCCCCAGCGGCAAGCGAAGTCGTCCAGCCGGAGAGCACGTCATCCGTCGCGGCCAGGTGGGACGCGAGCGCCGGATCGCTGCCGCCGGTCAGGGAGACGGATGGCGGGGTGCCAGCTTCCATGTCGGCAAGCGTGCCGCGCAGAACGCCGATGGTCGCGGAACCGGACACGTCGCCGATCAGTTCCCAGGATGTGATGGTGCGGGCCGAACGGATGTAGACATCCTGAGGTGCAGCCGAGAGAGAGACCGGCGAGCCGCCGCCATCGAAGCAGCCGAACACGGTGCCGCCGCCGGACGCCTCCGGTCGAACCTCTATCCCTCCCAACCCATCAGGTCCCAGGACCTTGGTAACGTCGGTCTCGGAAGTTGTGAGGTCCGAGATAGGCAGCGCTCCGGTGTGGTCGGCTCCGTGGTGCGGATGCGGAGGAACCGTCAGGAGGTTCGTACCGCCGCCGGAAGTAGACGAGGCCGCGGCGGCAGGCTTGGCCTTCTGAAGCTCATTCGTGAGGTGAGTGCGGATGCTGACCCTAGACATGGATCATGGCCCACGGCAGACAGGCAACGACTCCGATGTAGTGCCCGCCTCCAACCGCGTCGGCTTGCTCGGTTTGGATCGAGTCCACCAACCACAACCCCGCTAGGTCGGGTTGTGCAGGAGCGACGTTGAGGATCAGGTCGCCGATCTGCAACCCGGGGTTGGCGATGATCCCGATGTCCAGAGCATGAGACACCGCATCTATTCCCGAGAGGATGGCGATTGCCGAAGTGGCCGCCTGAGCCGGTGAGGTGACCACAGCGAGCCCCACAGGTGCGCCGCGCAGTATCAGACCATTCGGGAACAAAGGAGTCGTCAGCGTGGTTTCTACGGGCCCGTAGGGCACTGTGGGTTCCGGGCTGATGACCCCCGGAGTACCACCCGGACCTATCCCGGCGATGGCGACTGCGGAGACGGTTTTGCTCCCGATCGTCGTCGTGTCCAGGAGGTAATCCCAGGTATCTCCAACCGCATCGGAGCAGGCATAGAGGTTGACGTGAGTCGAGGTGTCCATGTCCCCGCCGATGATCCCGGTCCCGGTGGTGGAGACGGATGCAATCACCACGGTGGGAGCGGAAGTGGAGACCTGCCACATCGCGGAAAGCCCGGCAAAGAACAAGTAGGCGTTCGTTCCGTCAATGGCGATCCCTGACGGATCGGTTCGAGTCGCGGTTACAGCTCCGGTGTAGTTTGGACCGTATGCGGTGACCAGTGATCCGTCGGTCTTGGAGCGCTTTTCGAACTTCCCTGTCGTGAGGTTGGCGACCCAGAGGTTCGAAGAGTCTGCCTTGATGTCCACGAAGGTATCCGTCCCGAGGTCCCAGGTAGAGAGGACTGCGGAGGTGGACTTGTTGAGCTTGAGGATCTTGCAGTTGGTCCCCGATCCGATGTGATGCGGGTCGTCCAGGAGCCACAGGATCGTTGAGTCCGAAGGGTCCCCGGAAAGCCCCGCGGGGTAGACGGTTCCGGGGATGACCGAGCTGGTCGCGGTGATTGCTCGCGTTGACATCAGCAGGGTGTAGATCCGCTTCGCAGTTCCGGAGAGTACTCGGAGGTGCGTCGTGTCGGTCGGATCGTATGCCACTCCTGTAGGCGCAGGGACGTTCCGGGTCATCCAGACCTGCTTCCACGTCGCGGTCAGAGCGACGGTGGCTTCCGGGCCGGCGACCTTCACCCGCGTTTGCATGCTGTAGCGGTCGTTGCTGGCATCGAGCGACATGACATTCTGGCCGGCCGTGAAGGTGTAGTCGGGTATCCCGTTCCCATCGGCATCGTAAGTCACGCTCATGTCCGGAGGCCCGAAGTGATAGGTCCCTAGTTCGTCTACTCGGGAGTCCCAGCCTACGAGTTTCGCGAGGTTCGCCAGAGACGTTGCCCATGCCTGGCCGTCCGGGATGATCAGGGAGTCGACGAAGTAGGACGAACTGTGGATATCGGTCTCACCGGGGAAGCCCGAGAGCGTCAGGAGCTCTGTGGCAATCGCGGAAAGCTCCATGTTCGCGAAGACGCCGTTCTCAGGCGTTAGAACTGCTCCGGTTCCGTCTTGCGGAGCGGTGACGATCGTCCCCTGATCGAGTAGGAAGCTCATCTGATCCCGGCAGGTAACGGTGATCGTGTGCTTCGCGCCGTCGTGGTGAGGGGTCGTTTTGTCGATGACTCCGAGGAACGTCTGGACCGCATTGGCCATCTCGTCAGAGTTGTCCCCGAACCACTGCCAGACGGTGACCTGTGCGAACTCGGTCAGCCAGGAGATATCGCCCCACAGACCGCCGGAATAAAAGTTCGGGCTGAGGTGGATCTCGATCTCGCATGCCGCAGCGCCCATCGAGCGGGACTTGTCGATGCTGACGAGGTCCACGCCCTGGTCAATAGTGTAGGGACCGAGGAAACGAGGACGGTTCGGCGGGATGACTTCGATATGGTAGCGACTTCCCTTTACCCCTGCCTGAAAGGTCGAGAGGATGATCTCCCGCAGGTCCTCGCTTATGGCCTGCATCAGTCGTGGCCCGCCGTCTCGACCAAGATCATGGTGAACTGCCAGACTCCCGACCAAGGAGAGGCGCACTGGAAGTCGAACATGAAGACGGAGAGTGAGTCCTGCTCCACGTCTACCCAGGCGAGGACTTCCTTCGTGTCGTTCCAGGTCCGGAACTGCTGGACGTCCGCGAAGTTGACCAGGGGTCCGGTGATGGTGGCAGTCCTGCGGGGAAGAGAGCCTGTCTGAATGGCCTCCTCGAAACCCCCGTAGCCGTAGCCCGTGGCCAGAAGTGGATATCTCGTGACGAACGGAGGCCGGTCGAACCCTTGGTATCCGCCCTCATCTACGGGCACCGGATAGCCGTTGAGCTGAAAGCGCCCGGAGTCCACCGCGAGCGGGATTAGGACCATTGTCACCGAGACCGGATCAGAGACCAGAACGATCGGGGTCGCTACCGCAAACCCGCCGCCGCCGTAGAAATGCCCCGCGTAGTTATCCGCCGTACCTTCGAGGTAGTACGTTCCGGGGTCTTCGGTGAACGTGAACGTTCCGTCGTCGTTGGCTCCGATGCTGTCCACGACTGTCTGTGTCGCGTCGTACAAGTAGGCGTAGGAGTGATCGCTCCGACTCGCAATGGTCGGCAGTCCGGTCTGAGCATCGAGAATAATCCCGTTCAGCGTGACGCTCATGTCGTGGATACCATCCGGCTGTTCTCTTCCTGGAGAAGCGCCACCAAAGCTCTACCTGCGACTTGCGCGACTTGACGGCCGAGTTGAGAGCCCGTCGCGGGTGTTACGTTGCCGGTGATAGTGACTGGCACCGTGATCCCACCGACGTTGACGTTTCTCCCGCCTCCGGAGGATGAGGATTGTCCGGCCCGTAGCACCGTCTCTCCGCCGTGAACCACCGCCAGTTGCGGCTGCCCGATAGCTCCAGCAACTACCCCACCTTCGTCGTATTGATAGATCGAAGACGGACTCTGCGGCCCCGTCGGTGATGGCTGCGCGCCAGCGGTACCGGAGCCCGCCCACGGTCCGGACTGTCCAGGTTGCGGAGCGGCCCCGCCAGCTCCGTAGGTATTGGCGCCGCTCATTAGCCTGTACGCTGCCTGCTGAACGGCAGACAACCCGGCGATCATGCCATCGGCGAGGGCTGTAGCAACGTTGAGGCCGCCAGTGTTCGCTATGCCCTTGAGTTGGTCGAGTTGCGTCTGGGTGTCGGCCTCGACCTGTTCCCACATCGCCCGAGTATCCGGATCGGCAGAGGCGAGTCCCTGCAATAGGGCCTGCGACTGCAGGAGCCCGGCGAGCTTGGCCGCCTTCTGAGCGTTCGTGCCGTAGGTCGCATCCTCTTCCAGCAGTGATGCGTAGGCCGACTGCTGAGTGATGAGTTGTTCGTGCAGCGCGTCTTTCTGCTGCTGGGTCAGCTTGGCGTAGGTCTTCTTGTCCGCAAGTTGCTTCTGGGTGTCGGCGATGTCCGCGAGTGCAGAGTCTTCCCGATATGAGATCGTGGCCGCGTCAGTAGTCGCAGAGAGCGTATCCGTCCATACGGCTGCCAGAGCGGACTTCCAGTTCTTCACACTGGTGATCTGCGCGGCTAGGCCCTGCTGGACTTTGACGTTCGCCTCGAACATCTCCGCCTCTGCCCAGGTCGGGATGCCCACGTAACCGTCTTTCGCAGCCTGAGCGATGGCGGGAGCATCGGCGATTATCTGAGCGCGGACAGCATCATCGGCGGCCTTAGCGTTCGCCTTGGCCTGAGCCTGCGCGGCCTGACTCGCAGCCGCATCACCGGTCCCCGCCCGCCAACTCGCAGCGAAGTTCTGGCTGCTGCCAGCCTGGATATTGTTGAGCAAGTCACTCGGGTTGCTCGGCAGGTTGTTCTTCGGCAGGAAGGGGATCGAATTCCAGACTGACTTCCATGCATCGTTCAGGTTAGGAAGGATCTGGGCCATACCCGCTATGAACGCGGCCGGGATGCCTATGACAAGCGCGCCAGCCAGAGCGGTCGCTGCCGCCGCACCCGCTGCGGCTCCTAGCGCACTTCCGCCAGCCGCAGCCTCGGCACCGTCCGACGCCACGGCCGCGCCGATCTCCGGTCCGCCTGCTTCGATGGCCGCAGCTTCTGCGGTGACTTCGGCTTCGCCCGCCGCTACTCCCTGAGCGGTCCCACCTGCGGCTGCGGCTGGGACCGCGAGGCCGAGCTGCCGGGTGATGACCGGAACCAGAGCGCCCGCCAGGCTGCTGAAACCCATCAGGATCTTCGGGCCGGCGATCGAGCCCATCATGACCAACGGTCCGAGGTGCGTACCCACCTCGTCAAGCGATCCGCCGACGTTATGCATGATCAGGGTGAACTGGTTACCGAATGAGCTGTCTACCGCGGCTCCGGCCCGCTGCGTGGCTCCTACGGTGTCTGAGGCAGATGTGGCGTACTGACTCAGGCTCGTGATGCCGGGCTTCAGCGCTTGCGCCAGTTGCGCTCCGCCACGGACCCCAAACAGAGTCATGGCAGCCTGAGCGCGCTGGGTCGGATCGGTGATAGAAGAGATCTGGGCGATGAGGTCGTTGAGGTTCTGGCCGGGCTTCAGTTCCTTGACCGCCTTCTGCAATGCCATCGGAGCTTTGGAGGCGTCGATACCCGCGGAGGCGAAGAGGTTCAGAAGGTTGACGCCATCGGAGAGACCCATGCCCATCGCATCGAGGGCCGGCGCCATAGCGGCGAGAGCGGACTGGTCGGCGCTGATGCTCGTGGCGTACTGCTGATGAGACGCCACGAGCAGATCCATGATGTTGCCTTCGTCTGAGGCCGAGAGGTTGTAGGCGTCGGTCACCTGCTTCAGCGCGGTAACTGCCTCGGAACCCTGACCCGTGGCGTCTTCGTACGTGAGGAACTGCGCCGTCAGATCATCCGCTGCTTGGCCGGTCAGATGGAAGCCTGAAATGACCGTCGCCAGAGAACTCTCGATCGAGTCCATCGATTGCAGGCTGTTCTTGTACAGGCTGTCGATGGCCTGACCTTGCTGTTGTAGCGCGGCTCCGGATAGTCCGGTGTCCTCTGCGAGTTTCTGGGTCGCGGAGTCGAGCTGAGAGGCCGAGGAAAGCATCAACCCGAACGCCGCCCCACCGATGGCTCCCGCGATGCTCAGAGTCGCGGTGAGAGCCTTGTGAGCGGTGGTGAGCTTCTGAGTCTGGGCCTCGGCCTGCTGTTCGGAAGCACCTGCCTTGGCCATCGCAGCCTGAAGACCCGAAGAGTCTCCGGTGATCTGAAGTGCCAGGATGCCCAGACTCGAAACGCTCACTTAGCCCACCTCGGTAGATCGACCTTGGCGCCCGGGAGCGATTGGATCTTTCGCCGAAGAGTCGCTTTGTCAGGCGGCTTCGGGTTCCACTGTGGCATGAAATCCATCGGTGTCTTGCCCTTCTGGCCGGCGAAGTAGTAAGCCATCAGCGCGGTCAGGTAGTCGTCGTGGCGCGGACCTATCGGCCCGAATTGGACTTCGTAGGCTTGCCAGGAGACGAACTCGGAACTTGTGACGGCTCGCTTGGTCTCGACGAGGGTTCGTCCGAAGGCGAGCGCGAGGCGGTGCCAGAGTTGGTCATTAGGACTTTTCCCAGGGCATCTACAAGCCGTTCGATGGCGCCCTTGTCGAGCCGTGACTGCCGGACGGCGACGTTGTAGATCAGGTCCAGGCTGTCGGAACTCTTGCGGCCCAAGGCCTCGACATCCTTAGCGGTGAAGACTGGCGTCAGATCCTCGGGGGAATGCACGACGGCAAGCGAGACGACCAGGGCGCGCATGTTGAACTTGGAGGGATCGGCGTTGGGAAGTACCGCGAGAGTCACGGCCTGATCGAACAGGTCCCGTTCATGGCCGCCGAACTCGGCGACGTAGAAGCGTCCGCCCCACTTGGGGATAGGGACCCACTGGCCCTGACGGTCGGCAGCCGCCAGGGCCTCTTCGCGGGTCAGGACGCGCAGCTCTTTCTTGGTAGACATGGCGTTTGTCTCCGGTTAGGTCAGGGTTGCGGGTCCGGTGGGGGTCAGGCTGAAGTCGAGCGTCTGCGGACCGTCCTGCGGGAACTTCGTATGGAACTCATCGACGTAGCAGGTGGCAGACCAGATGACGGTCGTTCCGTCGATGTCGGTGATGTCGAAGATCCGCGGGATACGGTTCATCTGGAGGTAGTACAGCCCGGTGGTGATCTGGGTCGTATCGAGGTCGATGAAGTTGGCAGTGCCCTTGATCGGCTGATTAACGATCATCCCGGGCTTCTGCTCCTGCACTCCCCCGGGGCTGGCCTGATGACCAACGAGGTGCATGTTCGACTTGACGTCGATGCCGTCGATGTCCTGGATCTCCGCGATGGCGGTCGGGTTCGCGCCCGTTCCGTCATAGATCCGGAGTAGATCGCCGGGCCCGACGTGCGAAAGTGAGGCGGGCATGAGTCGGTCCCTTTCCTACGGCAGGGTGATGACGGCGAACTTGACCGTCGCATCGTTGGCCTGGAACCAGAGCTGATTGCCGGCCTGGTTCCATCCGAGGGTGGCGAACGGGCCGACGATCTGTGTCGCGCCGGCCGCGAGAGTGACCGGGCCAATGTCCCCGGTGCGGTTCTGCGCGTCCGCGATCGAGGTGATCGTGAACGTGTGCGGGTTGGTGTCCGTGTTGTGGACGTGGACGATGGTCTTCCCTGTGATCAACGGCGTGTACTGGTAGAGGGCAGAGTCCGCCGCCTGTTCCGAGATCAGCCCCGCCGTGGTAAGCGGCAAGGTCGGATAACTCCCCGGGAGAGTCTGGGCGGCCACGAGAACGCGAGCCATTGGGTTACTCCTTTCAGTGCCAGAAGATCAGATCGACGCGCCGAGTGAAAAGCCCCGTATCGGGGTCGCGGAGGTCCGGCCCCGCGCCTGCGGGGTGAACCTTCTTGATCTGGCCCCAGCCGGCCAGAGACAGGTCCGCGACCAAGGCGTCTTCCACCGCCAGCGCGTCGTCGTAGACCTTCCCGCGGCAATCGAACTGGTACCGCGGGGAATAGAGGTGATGACCGTCCTGCGTCCAGCGGTCCGGGTTGCTGATCCGGTTGTAAGCGATGGCCGGCATGTCCGACTCCTGCGGGATCGCCAGCGGATAGACCCGACTCCCCACGAGCGCGTACGTCGCGGAGGTCGGATCGGTCAGGTACGCGAAGATGTCCGGCTCGATCATGGCTTGGACGCCTTCGCGATCAGGAGCCGCAGGACGTTTCCGACTTCCTTGGTCGCCTCGTCTTTGTGCTCGTCCCAGGCAGGACGCAGGAACGGCTTGGGCGGTTGGTTGTAGTGGCGTCCCAGTGAGTCGGTTCCAGTGAAGCCGTACTCCTGCCTCGGGGCGTAGACGAGATCGGTTCCGACCAGGACAGAAACCTTGGTGTTGGTGAACTTGGCGGGCCCGAGGTCCTTCGCGGGAGCTGAGATACCGCCGGTCAGATCGGCATGACCACCGATGTGCATGGATCGCAGCATCGTCCCGGTGACCACCTGACCGTTATCCACAATGTTCTGCTTGGCTGCGGTGACGATCTTGAGCGCACCCGCAACGACCGCAGTCTCCATCTGCTTGGGAGTTACCGCGGCGGTGATCCGGGCTATCCGCGCCTGGAGCTCCTTCCCGCCGGAGAGGGACGTACGGATGATCATCTAGACCCCCTGATCCGCGATCGGCTGGACGACTCGGACGGAAAGCCACGTCATCACGGAAGCGGAGTCGTGGTTGGCGATCTCGATGTCATAGCGAGTTACCCCGTCTTCCCAGAGCGCGGAGTCCTTGGCGGTGATCTCCGGGAAGTACCCAGCGAGGATGATCTGGTACTCGTTCTTTTCGACGGCGACGATCTCACTCGTTCGGGTTTCCTGCCCGCCACCGCCGATAGAAGTGATCGAGCGCCGGCACGGAACCGCCTCTAGCCCGGGTCTGGTCGCCCATGACGGCCGGGGAGAGCCGGTGACGGTCTGGACGTCGGATCGCTGCTGGATCGCGCAGACGTGGGGGAAGAAACCCGCGTTGACAAGTCCGGGGACCATCTTCGGATTGATGGTGGAACCGCGGTTCATGTCGAACTCTGCAGTCGGAGGAGCTGCTTGAGAAGCCGCTCGCGCTCGCTGAACTCGTCGGTAACCTGCTCTGCCCAATCGAACGGCGCCAGGGTGGAGTCGAGGCCCTGATTGACGAGGTCGCGGTAGCTCTGGGCTAGAGCATGAAGCCCGGTGAACTCCTGGACCCCGTCGGTTACCAGGTCGAGCAACTTGATGCGCTTCTGGATGTAGATCTCGGAGGCGGCAACTACGTCTAGAGCTGCCGCAGCCGCAAGGAAGACGTTGGACTTCTGGAGAATGAGAAACGCGGTGATCTCGTCATCGTCAAAGATCGGGTTGGTGATATCCGTGTCTTGCGCCAGGAGCCGGACCTGCCCGATGATCGAAGTCGGATCGTAGGTGGCGGTCATCTCGAGACCTTCCAGTGGCGGGGTCTGTGGAGCTCAAGGATCCGAGGGAGCGCCCGAGCCAACGCAGCAACGCCCAACCGCTTGAACGTCGAGCGCTCCATCGGAGCCTGGAACAGCCCGGGTCGTCCCCAAAGAGGAGGAAGAGGACGGAGCCCGGGCTGCGAATTCACGGTTAGCTACCGCTGCCGTTGGAGGCAACAGCCATGCGGTAGTCCATCTGCACGCCACCGAAGACGTGCCGGACCTTGTAGCGGAGGGAGTCGGTGTCGAAGTCGCCATCGAGGGGATTGACGACTCCACCGCCGCCGACGCGGACGGCGTTCGGCTCCTTCATGAAGATCTCCGGATCGGGGTGTCCGCGCAGGAAGCCCATCTCGAATGCCGGGCGCTGAGAGTCCGGGTCCGCGACGAGATACCAGGCGGTGGCGCCGTGGGTCGTGTCGATCAGCGGCAACATGTAGTCGACGTTGAGGGTGACCCGCGAGCGCATCCAGTTCGATGTGTGGACCGACTGGTCGAGCGTCGTGTTAGCCGGGTTCATCCAGATCTCGGTCGCGTTCATGATGTTCTGCGCGATGATCTCCAGACCGGGCGGAACGATCAGCTGGACGCCGGTCACCATGATCGGCATTCCTTCGGTGTTGACCATGTTCTTCAGGACGGTGTAGGCGTCCTGCAAGCCCACGATCGAAAGCACCGGGTTGCCGGTGAGGGAACCGTTCGCGACGCTGACGAGGTTCTTGTTGCCGGCGGTGAAGAAGGAGGCGTTCGGACCGTTGGAGTCGGCGAGCAATCCGGTCGCGAAGTATTCCTCGCTGTACCGAGCGGCCTTGCCGAAGCGAGCGGGAATGTCCTTGAGGGCATCGAGGTCGTCGTTGACCATCGCTTCCCATGCGAACGGGATGCCCCGTCCGTACTTGGCGACGGCGTACTGGTAGAGCAGGTCGGAGACCTTCCCTTCCGGGTATTCCTCCTGCTGTCCCACCAGCGGCAGGATGTACTCGGAGCCGTTGATCGCGAAGCGCTTGACGGTGCGGAAGTCAGCCACCTGGGCGAGGTGGCACCAGTTCCGATACGTCGCCGGCGTCTCGGCGTAGTTCGCCAGAAGCTGCCGGTCGATGATGTCCCCGAACAAGTAGGGGAAGTCGGCGGTGGTCAGAGCCTCTTTGAGCAGGTACCTGTCGCGGTTCGTTCCGCGCGACATGGCGTTGCCCAGAAGCATGGCGGCCTCCGCGAGCGCCGCCTTGTAATCGGCGGAGTCGCGCCGGAAGGACCGCACGCTGCGGCCCTCCGAACCGTAGAGACGCTGAACGGAGGCATCCTCCGCCCGGATCGTCTCGATCAGATCGAGAAACTCAGGCATCGTTCAGGTCCCTTTCTTAGTGGTGGGTCAGCCAGATCGCGAGGATCTGGTTGTTGGTTTCGACGGTGCCGGCGGCCTTCGTCATAAGGCCAGCGCCCGCGGCGTACTCACTGGTTCGGTCGGCCACCGACGCGATCGAAGCGGCAGTGGTGAACGAGAGAACCGAGACAATCTCGTCCGCGGCGGTCATGCCCGTCACGCCGGTGATGTTGGCGCCGGATGCGGTTCCGGCGTACAGCCCGACGTGCAGGATGCCGGTGCCAAGCTTGACGCCGGTCACAGCAGCTGTGGCGAGACCAGCGGCAACGATTGCCCCGGCCTGGACGACGTTCGACTGAACGGCGGTAGCCGCAAGATCGGCGTTGGTGATCGTGCCGGCGCCGATGGTGGACTGACCGACCGTGTTGAGACCGCCGACGTTGCCCGGAGAGGGACCGACGCGGACGGCGATGTTCGCAGTGTTGCCGCCGGAGATGAGCAGGGTCGCGGTGGGCGGACCGGACGCGGGACCAATCGCGGTGCCGAAGAAGACTCCACCGGCGGACTTCTTGGAGAGCTTCGGGGTGTCGCCGGTCACGTAGTAGATCGCATCGCCGATGTAGACGGCGCTGTTGGCGGGGCCGTCGGTAATGGCGTGGACCGAGAGGGAGTAGGCACCTTCGAAGTCAACGGTCGTGCCGTTGTTGGTGTCCTTCGCGTACAGCGCCACTCCCGCGAGCTGTCCCACCAGGCACGGATCGCCGGAGGAAACTCCGCCGTCCGTAACCCAGGTGTAGAACTGCCGGGCGAGAGACTTGACGCGGTTGCTGGCCATCGTCTAGATCCTTCCTGCGGCCGCGATCGCCGCCGTCTTGTCGCTCAGTCCCATCGCCTTGAAACTCTCGGCCAGACTCTTGGTGGGGTCTTCCGGTGTGGGAGTCCCGCCGAGGTTGCGGACCTGACCAGCGCCGGTGACCTTGCTGAGGTAGTCCACCTCGGCCGCGACCGCTTCCTTGATGCGGGCCTTCTGAGCGTCCGCGTCGAACTTGCCGTCCTTGACGGGCGGGTTCTTGGACAGCGACTCGGTGAGTCGAGTCCGGGTAACGTCGGGGACCTGAGCCGTGGAAAGCTCTGCGGCGGTGACGTCGCGGGCCTCCCGAAGCATCAGGGCCTCGTTCGCCCGAGCGGCTTCGGAGAGCGCGGTGTCACGCTCCTTCTCGGCCGCCGCGAGCTTGGCCAGCAATTCCTGCTGATCCATGTCGAGACCTCCATCTGTGGGGGATGTGCGGCGACCTGCCGCTGACTCGGCGTTCTTTTGGTCTTCCGGCTTCTTCCACGCGTCCGGCAGCGCGGCGACGAACTCCGATCCCTTGCGGTAGGCGATCCGGATGATGTTCGCCTGGATACGAGCGTGATCTCCGCCGTACCTTCCCAGGCCGGCGGAACAGTCGTGAATGTCCTTCGGGGTCTTTATCGGCCCTCCTACATGGTTGACCGGGTCGGCATAGTCTTCGATCGGCCCCGTCAGTTTCGGCAGCGCATCCTCGCGGACCTTTCGCCAGGCTTCCGCCAGAACGATCTGCCCACCCGCTCCGGCAACGGTCACGAAGTCGGCGGAGGTCATGGCGTCGGCCAGGAGCTTCTCGATGATCGGACCGCGCTTGCCTTCGGCCTCGCCGGACTTGGCGGTGCCGTGGGCCCGGATCGAGACTCCGATGTTCGGGGCCAGCTCGTCCAGAAGCGGACGGAACGCCTCCACCGGCTTGGCCTTGGCGTAGAGCCCCGGACCCTTCGCGCCGTTCGGGTCCCACCATGCATCGGTCGCGAGCACTCCGCCGATGTCGCGGATTGAGCGCTCGGGGCGATCTGCCTCCTCGCTGAAACCGGGGTGATCCACGAACATGTGCGTCCCGGCCTTGAATACTGAGGGACCGTCGCGCTTCAGGACGTCCGCGGAGTAGTAACCGCTCGAGCCCCAGCCCGGCTGAATGAGCTTGACCGGCATCGTTCCATCTGCGGAGATCGCCGACTCCAACAGAGCGACCACGTCACCGACCAGCGGCGGCGCCGACTCGAACACCGAATTGGTGTGAGCCGGGCAGTCACAGCCGGTGCAGTCGCAGTCGAACGGATGCCCACAGACGCAGAGCGCTCCGGGGTACATGTTCTGATCGTCGGGTCCGCCGATCTCGCCCATCTCGGCAGTGATCCACGTCAGGACCAGAGGCACGACTGCCATCTGAGCGTCGTATGCCTTCTGGATCATGGCGACCTGATCGGGTTCGTCGGCTTCGTCAGAGAGCAAATAGAGCAAGCTCTGCGCCGTGAACTGCATCGAGGTAACGATCCCGACTCCCTTGGCAGCGTCATTCGCTTCCTGGGAGTACGCCTCTGCCGCGGCAACGTCCGCCGGAGCGGGTTCGTCCCCGGCGTCGAGAGCCTTCAGGACCGCCTCGATAGCGGCCTGAGCGGAGCGGAGCTGCTTCTCATTCGCAGCGGAGAGAACCCGTCCGACCTCGCGGAGCTTCGTGAGCGTCGCGCGGGCCTCTTTCATGTTCCCGACCATCTTGGTAGCGCCCGAACTTGCCTCCTCGCGGGTAGCGCCTTTGTTGAGAGCCCGGTTGGCCATCTTTAGCCACGCGGCCTTCTGGCCATCGGTTCCCTTCGGCAGAGCCTCGGATGCATCGTCGGCGGTGAATGCAGCGGCCATCAGTCGCCTCCTGTATCGGGCGTTTCGGCCCGCTGATATTGGTTCGTGCAGCGACAGCCCGGATGGACCGGGGCGTCGTCATTCGGGAAGTCGCCATCGAGAGGTATCCAGCCGGCGTCTTCGTTGTCCTGGCATTCGTCGCAGGGGTTGTCACCACCGCAGAGGAACGACTTCTCCATCTCGAGCCCTTCGGCGGCTAGGTCGTCGACCACCGAACGGGACCCGGCTTCGTACT